TTCTTAGTAGTAAACAACGTTCCGTTAGGACACATAGTAACGCCGTCTAGGGTGCTTGTATCAATCTCACGGTTTAGTAGTTTGTCTACATTAATACCGCTCACACGGTCATCCAGAAGGGTCTCAGGAGAGATATTATACTGCATGATGAGGTGTGGATACAGTGAGTTAAGGTCAAAGTTAACTACCCAATCATAAATGCCTGGAACAGGTTCTTTCACATAAGCACCAGCATACTGCTGATCTTTAGTACTCTCAGTTTTAGGAGGAATAATAATATTTTCCTGAGTGAGAGCATCATAGATGATACTATCCCACATACGAACCTGATAGAATACATCCTCAAAGTTTACCTTGGCATCATATGCCATAGTAACAGCGAGTTCAATCAGTTTCATCTTATCTTCCAGCATGTCTACAAGTTCAACGTCATGGATGTTGTACTCAATAAACTTCTGCCAATCACTACGATAGAAGTCCTGAAAGTTCTCGAACTCAGAGTGATCGAGTTTCTTCTGTCCTAGTTCCACAAAAGCAATGTGGTCTAAACGATAAGATTCTTGATTGGTGTAAGTAAATTTTTGATAGAGATCATAATAGTCAAGGGTAGCAACACCGATGATATCATAATAGATCTTCTCCTGACCCTTCACAAACAACTTACGTTCACGAACAGAGTTCCATGGCGACATAGATCTCATATGCTTGATACTTAGCATACGATCAATGCGACGGCAGATGAATGGCATATCAAAGAACTTGACATTCCACCCAGTGATTACATCAGGAGTTTTCTGCACCCAATACTCTAGGAACTTAAGAAGAAGTTCACGTTCATTCTGACAATAAACATAATGAACATCATCACGGGAGTTTCTAAACTCACCGCAACCCCAAGTAATAATCTTCTTACTAGTAAAGTCTTTTACAGTAATGCAAAGAATTTCTTCCCGTGCTTCCTCAACACTAGGAAATCCATTCTCAGATGTAGTCTCAATATCAAGAGACATGATATTAAGTTGACTGAAATCATAGTCAACTTCTTTAGGATACTTACTCAGGATATACTGATATAAGTATTTGGTATTGCCGTAGATAGTAAAGTTATCTACTGCCTCATAAGTATTAACAAACTCTTTAGCATCTTTAATGCCGCCAAAATGAACGGGTTCTACACAGTTGCCCTCAAGAGTTTTATATTTGGTCTGATTTTTTGATGAGACATAAAGAGTTGGAGAGAAGTCTTCACGACGCTCAATCCTTTCACCCCCGCTAAAACCACGATACAAAACTGTATCATTGATGATAGCAACATTAGTATAGAAATCCATCAAGCAATAGCATCACGATATAATTTTAGCAGACTATCCATAGGATCCACGATAGTAATAATATCACTAGACCTAATAGGAATCTGTTTTTGATATGAATATGGAACAAAATTTTCCATAATAAAATCTGGAATAAATCCAATCACCACTTTAGGGTTGATGAGGATGCAATCAGCATCTTCTTCTGGACGTTCTTCAATCTCCGAGATCAGATATTGACCCGTCTTCAGCAATAGAACTTTTACTGTCATCACGAACTCCTATGTTTTTAATGTAACTTTCTTTGATATTATCTTGGGGGTCGCAAATGGTAACTACCCAATCTTTATTGACAAAATACTCTTCTGATTTAGAAGTAGCGAGCCATGGAACGAAACTTAAAACACTGTCTGGTGATTCATTAGCACCCTCAGTGAGAACGCCCTGTTGAACTACAGTAACACGTACAGGTTTAATCATGACAAATTCCATAAGTTCCTGAGTTTCGCGATCAATGATCTCACGAAAATCACAAACTATTTCCTCCCCAGATTTGAGGAGAACTAATTGAACGGACATAAACTCCTAGAATTCAACCCTCATCATAGCATGAGGTCATCTGATTGACAAGCTGGTAACCTTAAGATTTCTTAGATGTGCTGACATCTTATCCAGATACCCACGGTTGCGTAGCTCCTTAAACACAAGGTTTTCCACAGCAAACTCGCCGCCACGTTGGATAGCAGATGATCTCATGTCACGCAGTTTCTCTTTGAGTTTTTCAAATGCATCACGATCATCTGCTCTGTTATCAATCAGGAAATCAATTTTCTCCATGTAGTGCCTCACCTTATTGATGATATTAGGATCTGAAAGATCTACTTCCTGATATGTGGGACGACGCAACCACAAACTATTCATAAGGGAAAAAACTCCCTGACCGGAAGGGGTTTGATCTCTTCGATCTTGGGCATAGAGTTCAACGTCGTGTCCATAAATCTGAATATCATGGGTGAGAGCCCATAATTGTTTCTTGTCTCGTAAGTAATCATCAATGAGATCAGGACAATCGGCAATATCCTCCTTGGAGACAATAAGATGAAGGTCCAAGTCAGAATACTTAGTATAATTGTAATTGGCATTACCGCCCACTAGCACTACATCGATTATAGCACTGTTAGGAATATTTGCAAACTCCGCCCACTCTTCTGCAATACGAACTAGTCCCTGCCTGACTTCAGGTTTCATTGCTTCACCAACCCAGATCTTAGGATTTAATTGCTGGTTATATCGGAGAGTAAGTTTTAAATCCCTATATGTTTTCATCAGGACAGACTTTAATTATATTTATAAGCAAGAAAAAAGAGGGTTACCTGACTGTGACCAGGGCCCTCTGCGACGACGATATTCAATTCTATTTAGGTAAAGTACTTATCAAGAACTTCATTACGTTCTTCTTCATGTGCGATGATATCAAGTTGATCTTGAATGGCAGCAAGAACATCAGGATGTTCACCAATACCAACAGGGTTCTCTAGATAGACTTCAATGTTTGCTTTTGCTTTAGCAATGTTACCATTAGCATCAGCACGGAGTGCATCTAGAATTTTAAAACGAAGTGTATCAGTCATTATTTTTTAGGAGTAAGTTTATATGCACCGAAAATAGCGCCTGTGATAAGGGCAATCATTAAAACTTCCATCAGTAAAGTTCCTCTTCCTTTTCAGTCAGGATAACCAAGTCTGATGTTGGATACGAAACACAGGTAAGTAAAAATCCTGCCTCAAGTTGATCGTCATCAAGGAAAGATTGATCGCTTTGATCGACCGTTCCCTCTACGATTTTTCCAGCACAAGTAGAACAAGCACCAGCACGACAGGAGTATGGAAGATCTACTCCTGCTTCTTCAGCGGCATCAAGAATATACTGATCGCTCTCACATTGAATAGTGTGATCACCCTCAGTGGTCTTGAGGGTAATGGTGTAGGACATTTACTTTCTTGTAGTTGACATGGTATATATTATACCACACTTCATACAATTATCAATCGCCTGTCAACTCATATGTTTTCTTTTTCTGATGATCAGGAATAATTCTCTTTAATCTAATTGTGAGAAGACCGTTGGTTAGGTCAACACTTCGGACCTCAACATCATCAGCAATAGTTCTACTCCAGGTAAATGCACGACGTGCAATTCCTCTTTGTAGATACTCATGATCTGATTCAGAATCTCCAGGTTTAGTGCATTGAACAAATAATTTATTTGATTCTGTCTCAACTTTAATATCTTCTTTAGTGTAACCAGCAAGTGCTAGTTCTAATCTGAAATCAATACTAGATTCTTTGACAAGATTATGTGGTGGATAATTTGCATTTGATTCATGGACTGTAGCAAATCTACGAATCCATTCATCCATACCAATACCAAATCTTGATGCATCATTCAATAGCGCATCAATATCCGCAATGTTATACTTAACCATTATAGTAGCTCCTTAAAAAGCGAGTTTGTGTTGTGTGGACCCCTAAGGCATCCACAAATATTTATGACACAACAAAAAAAGCAGATACAGTATAAACCGTATCTGCCTATAAGGGTTTCCGACTTTTGTAGAGACCGCACGAAAAGAGTCTCAAGTCTATTTATGCCTCAGTAGTTGTTACTACCTTCTTCTTACCAATATTATATTTTGCCTCAAGAGTCCATTCGACTTTTTCTTTGTAGGCAATAACTTTAATCTGGTTCAGTGGTGATACATCTTCAATTGCTTCAGACTTAAGCACCTTAATCAATTCCCAATCAACTAAGAGTTGAGTGATACGATTACGACGCTGCACGTCATTCAATGTAAGATTAGATCTCTTACCATCAAGAGCAAATAACTCTTTAAAGTGTACGATATAATAACGACCCTGCTTATGAAGAATGTGGCAGGATTGATATAGTTTTTTTTCTTTCCTAGAAGCAACACCAATACGTGTCAGTGTTTCTCTTACTTTCAGGAAATCATCGGGTTCATTAAGAAGAACCTCCACCATGTCGGCGGGTTCCCATGTTACTTCGATATCAGTTGATGTCGTCATTGCTTACCACCTTTACTCAATTTAAGTTTAATACAATTTAGCTGTTCGTCAGAAAGAAGACTAAGAGCGGATCGTGCTTTCTCATTACTATAACCATAATAAGTTTTCACTATTTCCAGATCTGTAATTTTTTCCTTTTTCAACCACGGAGAAAATCTCCGTTTTGGTCTGACAATATTTAGTAAAAATTCATATTGTAGTTTCTTGGATAAGTGGTGGTTGATATTAATCTCATTCGATACCATTATAGTATCGATAAAACCAGACAGACACTTGTTAATAATGAATGGTGGGTATTCATTTTTGTTCTCATCAGTCATGATGTTTTGTTTCTCATGATTGATAGAATTCAACCAATGTTTCAGTTCAGTTTTCGCCATCATCTCATTTCAAAGTATTGGTTTTTAGTAGCACCCTTAGGTTTAGGCCAAGAATGTATATCCATAGCCATAGTTATACGAACATCATCAAAGTTATTGGGTGGAACCCAGTGATGAACACTAGAAGAAAATAACATTAATTCTCCTCTATTGTTATCACATTTTTCTCCCTCAAACCACGTCCCTAAATCAGGATTACCTCCTATAAAAAGATTAGTACAAGTCCAATCTACTCTAGGTGCGTCAGGGTCTCTAGGATCTCGATGGCAATGTTTAGCAATACCTTCTCCTTTCCTAAAAGTATTTGCCCAGCATTGAACAAATTTCCTGCGTCCCGAAACTATCTGTAATTTAGGAACAATAATATCAGCAACCACATTATCATAAAGATAATTATGACACCAATGTCTTCCGGTAAGAGAATTAGTAGCAGTACCCATATGAACATCTTCACCAAGGGATTTCACATGTTCTTCTGTTTCTAAAATTCTAGCATAAAGAATATCACATTCTTCAATGCTCAAAAAATTAGGAATTTTAAATGTTTTCATAATTACTGATAATCAAAACAAGACCAAATAATATTTTTTGTTCCCTCGTTTACAGGGATAGATTTATGAATGAAGTGAGGACCACAAGGAAAAACTAATATACTATTCTTGATAGGTTTCACTGAAATATTTTCATTAAAAAATTCAGTTTCACCTCCCATAAAACTATCATTTAAATAAAAGATAGCTGATAGAATAAATTTAAACTTGCCATGTAAATCAACATGCCACTTATACTCTTCATCAGTTTCATAATTTCTAAAATGAAATCTAGTACCTATTTTTTCAGGACACGTAGCGATTAATGTATGAGAGAATAAACTATTGTCATTAGTATATCTTTCCCAAATGTCAAAATAAATTTTATTAAGATCACTAGTAACTTTTAAAAGTTTACCTTTAGATTTTGGGGAATAGTGGGACTGAGATAATTGAGTTATATCATAACTACTATTTTTTACAAAAAAACTTTGTTTCCTGGGATTAATTTTAGGATCATTATGAGCAACTTCCAAACAAGTTTGAAGTATACTATCAGTATCTGCTACATTTAGATACTGCCAAATAAAATTACTGTGTTTAATTACTTCCATAATTAAATAGCAAGAGTTCAGCACGATCTTTCTGTTCGTTCATATAATCACCTGTAGACCTCATGGTATAAGTCAGATCATAAGTACAGGTCATCCAGTCTCTGAAGCGGTCCTTGACCATCTGAGCGGAGTTATATGAGATTAACTGACGAGCAAGGTGGTTGTCGCAATCAGCAGCAAACTGATCATGATCGAAACGCTTATGCAAATCTCCCTTGTTACCATAGAGATTATCTTTGATATCATAGGGTGGATCAGAATATATAAAACAACGTAGATTGTCTGTAAGCAGTCCTTCATATGACCAGTTAGTAATTTTCCAGTTCTGAATTATTTCTGAGTATCCTTTTAGTTTCTCGATTCCACGCACTGTGAAGTTGGCATCTGATGCCTGCCTGCTAAAGGATGAGGACTCAGTGAGACCAGAAAAAGAGCACTTGTTAATAATGTAAAAACTAACAGCACGAGATAGATGGGATTGATCATAATCATTAACCAGTTGTTTTGCTTCAATGAATAAATTTTTTGCTGATACAGGTTCAGGATGTTGCTGCTTAAGTTTCAATAACTCATCACATAATTCCCGACTGTAATCTTGAAGAACTCTCCAGAAGTTATACAAAGGTTCGTAAAGATCGTTCACCCACACAGGGATATCTGGGTGTGCTTTAGTGAATGCGATAGCAACACTACCACCACCTAGAAATGTTTCCCGATACTCTTCAATGCCATCAGGGAAACGTGGAATAAGATACTTGGTAGCGCGAGACTTACCACCAGGATATCTAAGCGGCGTCTTGAGAGACTTCAAAGTTTGGTTCATGATATTTAAGGTATTCCCAGAAGGTCATTTTAAGTTCTTTCTGTGTCATGCCACAATGAGCGGCGGCAGCAGGAAGATTCATAGAAGCATAGAAGAGACCTTCATGTGCTTCGTTCACATTTTGAGGCGTAGTTTTTTTTCTTTCCATCAAAGAATCAATTTCTTTTTTTCAGGAGTTGTGATAGGAGAATACATCTGCTCATACTGAGAAACAATTTCTTCTGCTGCATCAGCAACATATACCACAAACTTAGTAGACACAGTGATATCTTTTTCTTCTTTACTAATCATCGGAGACCATGCTACAAATGATAGTGTACCCTGCTGTGTAGGAACACCTACAATTCCATTCTTTAATGTGAGGGAATTATCGTCATGGTTGACGACTTCAGCAATCACATCCTCTCCAGAGGACATACGAATTAGTTTTACGTTCATTTGAATTGACACTCCATCATAATTTCGGTTAAACATGCCAGAAGATTAATCTCCTGATCGGCAGCAAACGCTGCCTGGTACTGGTATTTAGCGATTATCAAAACCGCTGCTGGAATAGTAGCAGGTGTAAGAACATCATACATTGCTTCGTAGATACGATGACTAACCATATTGAAATCGTTATCCAGATTAGCAACTACCCACTTACGAACAATATTAAACTCTTTGTTCTTCAGAGCATTCATAAGTCCTTTGAGATTGAAGTCAGTGATCTCAGCAAGGATACCAGTATCAATACTACCAGTATTGCCATACTTCTGAAGTTGATTCAGAACACGACGCCAATCAGGAAAGTGGTTTTGAATTAATTCTGCAACAACTTTTTTATCATAGTCAACATATTCCGCCTCAAGTATAGTCCTGACACGGTTGAAGAATTGCCCCGCAACAGCTGCCTTTTCTTTTCCTTTGTAGGTGAAGTCAATGACTGAACATCTTGATTGGATGGGGTCAATGATTTTGTTTTTGTAGTTGCAGGTGAAGATAAATCGGCAGTTGCTATGATACGCCTCAATAGAACTCCGTAAGAGGAGTTGTACATCGTTCCCTGTGTTATCTGCTTCATCAATAATGATGACTTTGTGCTTACTTCCTTGAAGTGATACGGTCGTTGCAAAAGTTTTTGCTTGGTTCCGTACCGTATCCAGAAAGCGTCCTTCGTCAGATCCATTAATTACAATATAAGATAGTCCAAGTTCGGCACAGAGTGCCTTTGCTGCTGTAGTCTTACCTACACCAGGTGGTCCAGTGAGAAGAAGGTTATTCAACTCACCAGCAGCAACCTGTTGCTTAAGATCACGTTTGATGCTATCTGGTAGAATACAATCGTCAATCGTTTGAGGACGATACTTTTCGACCCAGAGATACTGGTCGCTCATAATATAAAAATAAAGTTTAGTTGGAGTCTGGTTCTAAAGCAATCCAGTATGTGACAGGAATGCTTTTGTTAGTAAAGCGACTGATGAGACGCTTAGACATTACTACATCGTAGTCACCTCTGATAAGTTTCAGGTTCTCAACTTTCATGTTGAGGACAAATTCATCATCAGTTTTTCCAACATTAATAGAGAAAGTGTTTGATGTGTCATTCTCCTTATCGCGGACAACAACAGTAACATCAGTGCCATCACCAATCACAGAAAAATCTGGAAGTTGATAGACAGCGGCGGCGCGAGTAAGACTTTGAATGTCTGATTCACTCAGAATAAAGTTTACATCTGCCGATGGTACTTTAATACCCTGGTCTGGTGCCTGCTTAATCAGACTTGAGTCAGCAAAGAAATACTTAATAGCAGAACGATTGTTCTTAATTTTTACATAATGATCGCTACCAAACTCCATGTCAGCACCACGCATCAGCGACATACCACCAAGGAACTCATTAAGATCATAGATAGAAAAATTCTTAGGGAAAGTTTCTTCTACATCTGCTTCAGCAAGAATGTTTTCTGCTACTGAAATGGTGCGAATAGTATTTCCAGACTTCACAGAAATAGACTGGTTGATGCCAGAGAAATTTTTAAGAAGATTGAAAGTATTTTCAGACAGTTTCATGGTCATCGGTTAGGGTATTCTTCAGTAATGTTGGATTTGTCAGAGAAGTGGAGCAGCAGCAATGCGTAGTGAAGGATCTTAATGATATCACGACGGGCAGTGCCTTTACGATCATAGCGGGAAGCATACTTCAGGATGTTGCTGCGGCAGAATGCCTCAGCGTCTCCACATGATTCAATAAGATCTAACGTTTGAATACTGTCGTTACCAGCAGAATAATGTTGTCCATAGGTTCCTGAGATATAATCGCGCAACTCTTTGAGAAGCGCATCTTCATTGTATTTCATAATTAATCTCCATTAATCAATTGTTCCATTTTACTAAAATTTTTCACTTTATCAAATTTGAGAACACGATCGAATTTCTCGACCATGTGTTCTCGGTGCGAGATAATAAACAAGTTGAGATCGTTCGTAAAGTTCCTCAATATGAATGATAACTCATCAGTGCCCGTGCTGTCAAGTGAGCTGTCAAAGATCTCGTCCAGGACTAGTAGGTTGGTGTCTACGCTGTTCTTGAGCTTAGCAACGGATCTCCATGTTAGCATAAGCGCGATGTCAATGCGAGACTTCTCACCCTCTGAGAACGATGCATAACTAAAGTCGTCCCTATAACGAGACTTGATAGTCTCCTCAAAACTCTCACTGAGTGTGAAGTTCACAAAGAAATCCATCTGCTGTAGGTATTGGTTGATGAGTTTATTCATCACTGGAAGATATCGTTTGATAATCCTAGTTTTGATACCAGTATCCTTCAGCAGATTAGCAGCAACGCTGTAGTAATCTTTATTCTCTTTGTGAGCGGCAAGAATACTTTCATAACCTACACGTTGATCGTTAAGATTATTCAACTGTTCCTGCTCTTTACTAGAATCATTCTTACTATCTTGGATAGTTTTAATTTCAGTTTCTAGTTCTTTGATCTGCTTATTCATATGATTGATGAGAGAATTATTCTTATCAATCACGCTATAGTGTTTACGAATATCATCAGAGACTTCTGTATATTCAGAAATTTGTCCCTTGACTTCATCTATCTGTTGCTCCAGTATTTCCCACGCCTTTTTAGTCTCTGTAATAGTATCGTTGTTACGATCTATCTTATCAGTCTTAAATTTTTCATCAAGATCTTGCTTACAGGTAGGACATTTATCATTTTTAGAGTAAAAAATGTTTTCTTTTTCTAAGTTATTAACCTTAGTTTTAAATTTTACTTTAAATTCTTTTAAATTATCATACTTTTTTGAAAGTTTATCACCGTCAAATAACAGAGACTGTCTTTCTTTGATATATTCGTTAGTATTATTATTTTCCTCAACTACTTCATCACTTTGCGTAATGAGTTTACCGATTTTATCCTGCTTATAATCAATCAGGTTATCACTTTGTGTTTCGAGTTCCTTTATGAGTTCTTCTTGTGTCTCTATACGATGCTTTACTAGATCAAGATCCTTTTCGGTGAAGCGAATATCATCGTTTAATCGCTTCATGCGATCTTTGAGATTAGTATTCATGGTAGAGAACACTTGAATATCTAAAAGATCCTCAATGATTTCACGACGTGATGCTATCGGCAACTGCATGAATGGAATGAACGTAGAAGATCCCAGAACAACAATCTGGGTAAACGATTTATAGTTAAGTTTGAGGATCGTTTGTTCTAGGAACTTCTGCTGATCTCCAGTAGCAGCATCTTGGTTCAGCATTTCTCCATCAACATAAACCTCAAAGAGATTAGGTTTCATGCCACGGACAACCTTATACTTTTTATTACCCTGAGAGAACTCAACCTCTATAAGACAATCCTTACCATTAATAGTATTAACAAGTTGAGGTTTGTTAATCCTACGAAAAGGTTTATTGAATAAAACAAAAGTAAGAGCATCTAGTAGAGTACTCTTACCAGCACCATTCTTTCCGATGATTACATTATTAGTATGAGTATTCAGAGTTATCTCAGTGAAGTTATTCCCACTAGATAAGAAGTTTTTATAACGAATAGTTTCAAAAATAATCATGGTGGGATGGTGGAATAATCAGTTCGTTTGGAGCAACAACAGTATATTTGTAACCTGTGCTATCGCACATCTCAATCATTGATTCGCTGTCTACCTCAACTGGAGACATTGATGGGAAATCATCTGCCTCAAGCAGAACGGCAAATCGTTCAGCATCTTCCTTTTCGCTGAAGAGCAGAAGAACTCTTTCATTCTTACTGTTTGAAACAGCATATGCTCCTTCGGTTTCCTTTCCTTTAAGACACAGTATATACATTATACCACCTCTAGTGCCTCCACGTAAAGAGATTTCATAATTTCTTTCAATTTACCACTATCCAAATTCGTATTAAGTTCTTCAATATATTTTTCCAGAATAGTTAAAGTATCCTCATGTTCCAATTGAATGTCTTCATCATCACTTTCCTCAGTAGAAAAGTCTTCAATAATCTTAAGATCTAATGTGACATCCTGTAAAGAATTGATAAGATAATCAAACGCAGTGTAATCTGTTTTATTTTCTACAACAACTTTTACTACAGTATCTTTATATTTTTCAACATCCAAGTCATAATATTCATTCTTAGTATCATCATAAAATATTTTATGAAACATTTCGTAAGGATTTTTAATATACTGTAACTTTAAAGTTTCAGTATCAAAGATATGAAATCCACGTTCATCAGCATAATCATTCCAGTACATCTGATAAGAGTTTCCAAGATACTTAAAGTTTCCTTTCTGACTCTTAGTATGAAAATGACCGGACATTACCAGTTCAAATTTAGAAAACTCATTAGTGCTACGACCATGATTACAGACATAAGTAGGATTAGTTTTAAATCCTTCCATCTCTAAATGACCTAAGACTACTTCAGCATCTGTGTCACGTAGGATACTAACACTCTGCTCTTCGTTCTGATCACATATCCATGGCAGATAAACCATCTTACGCCCGTCCAGAATGACCTCAGAGGGTTCTGAATATACATTTAGGTTAGAATACTCCTGAAGTAAACTCTCTAGCGAGTTGATCTCCAGAGTGTTCTTGTAGAAGGCATCATGATTACCGACCATCATATCCATAGTAATACCCATCTCCTCTAGAGGATTGAAAATATTATCTCTCGCCCAATTAAGAGACCAGAAATCTATGTTACGACGGATATCAAACACATCACCCAAGTGGATGACGTGCTTAATTTTTTTCTTCTTTAATGTAGGAAAGAAAACATCATTATAAAATTTGAGAAAGTAATCATGGTAGTCTTGATTACCTTTCTTAAATCCATAGTGAGTATCAGTAATCAGGGCAACTTTCATTTTCTAGTTTTCTGCTCGATGTTCTGTTTGATACTATTGTATTCTGAAGAGGAGTAATTCAGTTCATTCTTATCAGCGTGGAGAACTTCATCGTATCCAGAACGCTCAAGAATTTTGCTTTTAATTTCTAGTTGCTTCTTTTCTTTTTGAATTCTTCTCAAGAATGCATAGTAAATAATCTGAGTAAAGTATGCAAAAGGATTGCCACGGTTAGGATCAAAGTTATCGATGTACTGAACACAGTTCTCAATACCATCTGAAATCATATCCTCACGGAAAGGATAGTTGATGAAGTTAGGACGGTAGGACAGATGCTGTGCGATCTTCAAGAAGCACTCACCAATGTAATTCGGTATCCTAGGGCGATCGGTCTCTTCTGTCAAGGCTTTTTTTACCAGGTATTTGTAATCAGAGAGTGCCCTCAAGAACTCTTTATTATCTACATAATGTTCTGGCTTCTTTTTGATTCTCATTTTGACACATGTGTCCTATTACTATTTGTACTTATATTATAACATACTTTAAGAGCTTGACAACATTAGGTTTTATCTGTAGAATAACTCTGTAAGGGTTCAAGAGACAGAGTAGCTTTAATACTTATTGAATAGATCTTCAAACAATATTCTAGCATCATCAACTGATGCGCGATACCCTTGATATTTTTTTTGCGTTGATCTTTTATTAATTTTGTTGGTAAACTCTTTTTCATGAGTGTTAATTTCATTAACTGCTTTCTTATAATGAGAAAGTCCAGGTTCAATAAGTTCGTTAATAGTTACAATTTTAGTATCATCTATAAAAAAGAAATTGTCTGTTGTTGATTTAATCCACTTAGATAATTTTAATCCAGATGCTTTCACATCTTCAAATAGATCTTCTAAAGCACTCATGTCTTCTAGCAGTAAAGGATTACTGACTATTAGACCTTCATCATGAACTTCAACAAAAGCGACAATTTCTTCTCCAGTCATTAATTTGATTGAGGCGAAGAATTTATCATTCATTTTTTTATGTTTACGGGGATGATCTCATAATTAAATTGCTCCTCATTGTAAACTTTAATTCTTTCCTTTAAATGATTAAGAGTATAGTTGATATAACTTCCTCTAGAAAAATCATCTGCAATGTCATAAAGTACTGCTTGTGATTTGTTATCTCCTTTACGCAGAACTCTACCAATCGATTGTAGATTTCTAATCCTAGATTTGCTGGGAGAAGCAAAAATAATGTTATGTAGATTTTTAATGTTGATACCAGTAGAGAAGGTTCCGTAGGAAGCAATGATAACGCAGTTATCATTTACCTCTGCTAACTGTCTAATGTTCTCACGTTCAGATGCTTCCACACCACCATGAACAAAGAAAACTTTCTTGGTATCTCCTATGCTATTATTTATCAAATCAAAAAGTGGTTCACCATGTTTTTCGACATAATTAAATAACACTAAGGTATTTCCTTGTAGATCAGATACTAAATTTTTAATGAATACATTTCTTTTATCATGTGTTACAATGTATTCTATCTCATCTTGATAGTTCGCAAACTTATACGATTCATGTTTGAGTGTAAGAATTTTAATTTTAAGTTGCGTCAACTGATCGCGTTGCATTAACTCAGTTGTACTGGTAACTCTATCTGAGACACCGAACAACCCTTCTAATACTAGACGATGTGTTTTAGTTCCATCTAAAGTTCCTGTAAAACCGATGCGATACTTAGCCTCATGAAGTTTAGTCATGATACTGGTAAGGGACTTTGCTTTGAATGTATGGCATTCGTCTCCGATCACAGCAGTATATGAGTCAAAGTATTTCTTAGGAAGTTTATAGATGGACTGCCATGTAGTAATGACTACAGGAGCATCAGATACTTTCGCTTCACCTTGATATATCTTATGGCAATACTCTTCAGGGTTCCATCCATAGTCTTCAAAGTCTTTGAATAACTGTGTGACTAGTGATATGCTAGGAACGATAATTAAAGTTTTAAGATTAGCAGCAGTGAAAAATCTCACTAGTGCATAGATCATAAAAGATTTGCCGGACCCTGTAGGTGATAGGATGATCTTTCTATAATTTCTCAGTGCTTTGAATACAGCATTATACTGATAGTCCCTGGGTTTAATCGCAGTTCCTTCAGTGAGATAGTTTAGATACTCCCTTACTGTCTCTGGCAGAATATCAGGATCACGTTCAGTAGGTTTACCGTAGTATTCATTTTCTTTTAGAGAACAAGTATACTCTCGTTCATCCGCCCATTCAAACAAGTATGTAAGAAGTCCGATATAAAGTTGACCGTTACCAGGACTAAACAAACGAATTTTTCCATCCCACATTCTATTCTTAAACTGTGGCATGAACTTTGCGTCAGGAACTTCAAAAGTAAAATACTCACTCAGTTCCTGTTTAATATATGGTTCGCAATCAATCTGAAGATAGACTTCATTTCTTTTGCTGATAACAATGTCTGCCATTACCTAATACCCTCAATAAATGATTTCCATTCAATGGCGTTTTTAATTTGATATGATCTAGTGTTTATCATTCTGATAACACTCTCAAGATATTCGATAATAATATCGTACATATCTATCTTTAATTGTAAATCTTTGATGTGAGGATCAGATTCGATATACATTGTCAAATCTGATTTAAGAAGTTTTAGGTCAAACGGATTTTCCCTATAATCTTCTGGGTCTCCTTTACCTGAATAATATTCAAACTTGCGGCGAGTGAGTTGCTTTAAGTTTCCTGCTGCTTGTTTCTTTTTAAATCTGTACTCTGAAAAAATTTTAAAATATTTTGAATGTAGTTGTGGAATACTGAGTGAGGCAGTATCTAATTCGACAGGATCAATTTTTGCATCCTGTTCCCACATCGCTTGGATTTCATCAAAAGTCATTAACTAATCACTGTACCATCATACTTAATTCTATATATGAGATATTTAAAGGTAACTGTTGCGGTAACATATTGTACTCCAGTCTCAGTAGAATCGAATACTACAGGTGATAATGATACAGGCCATGCATCATCATATTCAATTACAAGATTGGATTGCCAATTACTATTTAAAATTTCTAATACAATCTGACCTTCGATCGGATCTTTATCTGTGTCATACTGTTCTGCCAAACCAGTCTTCTTCAACCACTTATGAATAGTGGCATAGTTTGACATATCTTCATCAATCAAAAACTTAACTGTCAGATCTTCAAATTCTGTTTCAGTTCCTGCAATCGAATAGTCTCGGAAAGGATTGGGTACTGTAATGTCAGTAATTCTTATGCCAGGGATATCAACTGATTGACACAAAAATGATACCTTAGGAAATTTTAAAACCGATAGTTTAAATCCTTGAGGTGCCAGATAATTTGCATTATCAATTTTATCAACCAACCAATTTGCCTGGGTCATTTTCGTAATATACCTTTTAAATATTTAGATAAAAAAAGACCCCTTGCGGGGTCTTCTATATTTCTTTAGTTTAAAATTGTTCTACATACTCGTTTGCATTTACTTTGATTTAGTGAATCGCATTCGATTAAACACTCATAATAGTCATTGAGTTTTTGATATTCTACCTCCGCTCGATCTACTGATTTTTCAAAATGTTTCCATTCAGATAGTTGACCTCTAGATAATAGATTGTGCATTGTGCCTCCATGTAATTTTCAAAAAACATAATCAAAGAGAAGGGTTCATTGGTTACCTAACAATTCTACTAGTATGTATATAAAAATGTTCGTTTCAGCACAATTAGGAAATAAAAATTTATGCCTACGAATATATACCCATAAAAAAAGACCCCTGTAAGGGGTCTGTGTGAACCTGTGTGAGGTTGTATCACATAAGGTTGGTAACACGTACACGTCTGTAGTAGACGTTGGTGTTGACGTTGCCAGCGGCGACTGGATCGGAATCGGAAAGGGCAGTGTCACCCTTAGCGAAGGGATTAAGAACCATGCCGTAGCGTGTCTTAAATCCGATTTTGGGCTGGAAGGTGTCAGGACCAATTGCACGAACCATCTGAAGAGGAACGTAAGGGCAATAGAACAGACCAGCATCATATGCTGATGTACCTTTGTATCCAGCGATGAAGAACTGAGCAGCGTTAGCGCCCTCAGAAGGAAGTGCCGAATAAGGATCGATGTAAACGCGGATGCGTCCGTTCAGCGTACCAACGAAGGTGCTACCGGTGTCATCAACATTAAGACCAGTGTTAAGGGCAGGGTTGTAGTCGAGGACTCCAGCCATTGACAGAGCAGAAGCAACATCTGAAGAACAGATGAGCATGTTGCCCTTCCCTCTACGAGTCTCTTTCGCGATGGCGTTCATTTCACGCTCAATTTGGAAAAGAAGACCTTTGAACTTCTCAACGCTCCAACGACCGTTGCTATCAACGTCGAGGTCGAAGGTTCCTTGTGATGCGGTGTTCTGTTGAGCACCAGGCTTAGCGGAACGGAAGACTGTGCGAACGACTTCTCTGTTGATTTCCGTAAGGATCTCAGCAGAAAGGATGTTAGCAAGTTCAGTCTCAGCGTCAAGACCGTGGATTGCCTTAAGGTCTTGTGCCAGTTCCAAGCTGTACTCAGCTTTCAGGGCGCGTGACTTAGCAGTAACGGCGATCTTCTCGATCGAGAATGCCATCTCGGGGAATACAGCAGATGCTGCTTCGCCAAGTGCTTCAGCGGCGGTCGATGCCATGCCAGCACCAGAAGTGTAAGTACCACTGTCGTTAAGAACGGCAGGGTTAGTTCCGGTTTGTGCAGTACCACCAGCAGAGTTGCCGCTATCATAAGCGGTGCCAGACCATGCTTGGTTGACTTCATTGAAGAATGTCTCAGTACCAGTCTGTGACTCGTAACGTGAGCGCATTGCGAAGATCAGTCCAGTAGGACCATTCATGGGTTGAACGCCACAAATGTCATAGGCGATCAGGTTAGGCATTGAACGACGGATCAGTGAGATCAGTACGGGATCAAAGCCTTGGATGTTGCCACTACCAGTTGTAGCAGTATTGATAGGACCAGCGTTTGTAGGCGCTTCGGTCAACATTCTCTCCTCACGGAGGAATTTTTCTTGGTTCTCCAGTAATTGTGAAGTAACGGCTTTCTTGTAACTATCTTTGATCTCGGGGAGATCGCCATGAGACAGAACAGGTGCCCACTTCTCTTGGAGTTGTTCGGTATTGAACATTAGGTGCTCCTAAAAGTTTTGTTAGTTGTGAACTATAATTTATTTATAATTTTAAATCACTTAGTATAACGAGCGATTGCGTCAACATAAGAAGCCATGTGAGCAGGAACTTCCTTCTCAACAACGGGCTCAGATGCTTCTACGCTTTCGTTGACTTGAGCCTTGGGGAAATAGTTTTCCTTAATAGTCTCAATCTTTTCACGATATGTTTCCTCAGCGGTGAACTCTACACCCTCAGCAAGTGAGGAGAGTTTTTCTTTCTGAGTATCTGCTAAACCTTGGGATACTTCTACAACGATAGATTCTTTTACGAATTCTCCCAGAGCAGAGTTTAATTCCACATTTTTTTCAATTTGTTCGTTGAGTTTTGTCTCCATCTCATCTAGTTTGTTAGTCATCCCCTCAACCATGTTGTACTTCTCTTCAGGGATTTCCATGTAGTGTTCAGTGAACACACCCTTCAGAGCAGACATAAATGACTCGGCAATCTCGGTACGAATACCTTCGTCAATTGCGAGCTTGTTATCGCTAATCCATTGTTCTACAATATAATTCAAGAATGAGTCAACCTTAGAGGTCATCTCTTCCTTGATCACGTCAATTTGCTCATTTAACTGAGCGGCATACTTTTCTTCCAAACGTGTTGTTTCTTCTGTGATTTTAGAAGTAACAGCAGCAGTGAAGATTGTTGTTGCTTTTTCTTTAAAACCTTCTGAAAGTTCCTCGCCATTGACAAGAGCGTCAATGTCAGCAGAAACATCAACTGTTTCTAGAACTTCTTTGGTTTCATCAACAGCACCTTCTTTCTTAAGAGAAGGCATTGCGTCCCCGCCACCACGACTGGTACTCTTACCAGACATATCCTTACCACCTTCTAATTTAGGCATAGGATCTTGCTTGCCTTCACCCGAGTTAACTGCAGTCTTAGACTTCTTAACAGCGGCAGCAGCTTTAGCGCCAGAGTTTTCAAACTTGCCTGAGTGACCTTCCGAAGAACCGGCAGCCATTGGTTCTACGTTAGCAACTGCAACTTCAGCACCTGATGCACTAGGAAGATTTGTACCTTCTGCTGGAGCTGCACCAGCATTTACAGCATTCTTCATTTCTGTAACGGTATCAGCATCAAAATTCTTTGATGCAAAGTCCTCAAATTTCTCGTTTAACGAATTAGCCATTTAAAATAACCCCTTATGGATACTTTTGATTTTCTATTACTTATTTATTAAAATTACAAGTTAGAAAGCAGTCTCTCAAACCCTTCGAGGATTTTACCCTCAAGTTGATTGCGAGATACACTGTCTAACTCTTCCTTAACTCTTTGGAGATCTGCTTCTTTAAATGCTCCATTATTCCAAACCCACTCTTTTCCTTCCATAATTCCGTCAACAAAAGCGTCGGGAGCAGAAGGATCTGCTACAATATCGGCAGCAGTAGTAAGCATGAAATCATCACGGACATAGTTAGAACCACCTTTAGATTCCAAACTACCTACACCTCTAGAAGAAACTCCGAGTTGTACACCTTCGCGAAGAAGGTTCTTTGCGATCTGACCCATAGGGGTTTCAAGCAGTTTCGCCTTACCAATATAGTTTGAACCATCTTGGTAAAGTTCCACAATCTTATGTGAAACACGATCAAGGTTGATGGTAGGACCATCAGGGTGACCTAGTTCACCGAGAGCACGGGACTTCTGTACAAAATTTTCATTGTAATTAGTCACTTCGCGCTGAAGAACAGGCATGGGATATACACGACCATTGCGATTTTTTAGATCGCCCTGGAGAAATACTCCCTGAATGTATGTATACTCTTTTCCATCTTTCTCTTCAGTGAGGAGTTCAATATCCTCAATGTGCTCTACGATAAGTTTCATGGTTCTTCTGTGGGTTCGGGTTCTGTGGTAGGTTCTTCAGCAGATGCTTCTACTTCAGGAACTTCAGACTCAACTTCAGGTTCTTCTTCAGTTGGGTTCATCAGTTGAGTGGAATATTCTTTTTTGTAAATATCCAATGCTTCAGATGCCTTGGCATAAAGCACATCAATCACTTCATCAGATGCAACGGAGTTTTCTCCGTTAACAATTTGGTTAATCAATTCTTTAGTTACACTCATAATAGTAAATTAAATTATAATATTATTTAGTTTTCAACTTCTTTAGAAGTTTGTGCTTTCATAGGAGGCTTCGATGTTGTATCAACAGGTCCGCCTGCTGGAGGTGCTACAGCATTAGGATCTTCCACTGGCATGACTGGAGTATCCATCAGTTCACCTGATTTTTTCTCAATGTCAATTTGGATCTTAATCTCTTCCATTTCAGCTTCCGTTTGCTGTAGGATCTGACGTTTGATATGATCGTTGGAATAATATACTCCAAGGAAAGGTTGCATTCTCTCTACGAGATTTAACCTCTCGCCAATCATTTCAATTTCTTTTAGTTCAGTGAAATGGTTATCGAACAGGAAGTCATATTGAATATGCTGTTCCATCATCTCCCAGTCATCTGTGGTGATAACACCTTTCAGAATGAGTTGTGTCTTCAACATATCATTGAAGAGATGTGCGAATTCTTTACGCAACCTTCCGACAAATTTTACGAACTTAAGTTCATCACGCAAGATCTCATTGGAACGTCCGAGACTAAATCCCTTCTCCTCGCCCACGCGAGATGGTGGGAGGTTAAGCGATTTGTAGAGTTTCTTCAGGAAGTATTCAACGTCCTTCAGTTCTCCGAGATTTTGAGCACCAGGAAGTGTAGTGATTTCTGTTCCTCTACCACCTTCACGGCGAGGTAACCAGAAATCTTCCAGCATACTCATGAACTTTTTGTCGTCACGAATTTCACCAGTGTTAGCGTCATACACTAACTTGTTTCTGTAGCGAGACATAACCTCTCTGAGGTATTGCTCTGCCTTTGCTTTAGGAAGATTGCCAACATCAATGTAGAAAATTCTACGCTCAGGAGCGCGAGACATTCTATAGATAACCAGAGAATCTTCAATCATTCTCAGTTGGTTAACTGCCTTCAATGCCTTATGAAGATAAGATAATGGAAGGTTATTATTCATGTCAAGCAAACCTGATGACACAAATGTAATTGCGTCAGGAGCAATTTTTACCCCTAACTGATCGTTGCCTGCAATTGAAACTGTTGCTTTACTATTAAATACACCCTTAGGGTTATACAAATAATACTCAGTAATACTTCCGTAATCAACTTTTCCATTGCTATCTGTAGCAGGAGCAGCTGACTTTTTAACCTCACGCATTTTTTTGATCTTTAATGGATCAATGTAGCGGAGTTCTTTAATACCCTCAGTGGGTTTGTTTACATCAATTACCTTATGATAATACAGTCTGCCATCAATGTACCAACGCCTGAAAATGTGGTAGCATTTTTTGTCAAACTTAATTAGTCTTTTAAGTTCTTTAAATTCTTCTCGAATTCTCTTCTTGATTGATTCACTTACTTCAAGATTAGAGAGTTCAATTTCTACTGGTGAATCATCACCATCAGCAACGATTGCCTCGTTGACTACTTCATCAATCGCAGAATCTACTTCTGGATGTAATGATACCTCGCGATATTTTCTGATCTGCTCAAATTCATTTTTTGAGACACCTTCAATATCGACATATTGACCGTAATAACCTCCAGCAGAGATTGTTACGGTCCCATCATCGTTATTGGGAGCAACAGGAGATACTAACCCCTGCTGCTTTTTTTTCTTTTGATTATCTTTGTCTAAAGAAAATCCGAATAACTCCGCCATTGTATAAATGAAACTACGTTTTACTGTAGTTATTTATCACGCAATTGAACTTGCGCCTACGTCATCAGTTTCCCACCAGTCATACTGGAATTCAACAGTATACTCAGCAACAGTATTATTGTTGTCATATGACAAGTCAATCTGAGCAATATTGCTTGGGAAAGCGTTGTTGAATTTGTAGGATCTTACTACGTTATGAGGATCGGAAGGATCATCTCCTGAATTAATTCCTCTACCAAGTTGATCAACTTGTAAAGTAGAAGCAAAAGCTGAAGTATATCCAGCGCCATCATCATGCTTATTCAGACGATCCATCCACTTCTCAAAGTATCCTCTGAGTGCCATGTCTTCGTCAGCCATTACGGTAACAGTCCATGATTCAAACGTTCTGTCTCCAGGAAGTTTGATAACTCTACCTCTGAAAGGAACTTCTACAGTTCCAACACTGCTGGCAGGGATACCAGCAGAACGACATAGGAATGAAAATTTGCCATCACCGGCTTTAACGTCGGAAGCACCATCAATAGAACTGATGTTTGCCTCAAGATCTACTACGCTTACACGGAATAGATTAGGACGAAGACCGTAACCAATTTTTCCTTTAAATGCGGTTAAGTTTGCCATTGTTTGATTATCTCCTTATTTGTATTTATTGTTAATCAAACTCTACCAACTACTTCGTCAAAACTAACACCAGTGCGGGTGGCAACGAATGTAAGAGTGATGAAGTTAATTGATCTAGAAGGCTTGATATAGATGTCGGCAACAAATTCATTTCTGTCGATAACATCGGCAGTGTTATTTGATTCATCGGCAACTACGAGGAAATCAGTCATGCCTCTTCTTGCCTGAATGTCACGCATGTAGTTGTTTACCTGCGTAGCAAAGTTATTACGAGTGGTTACATCATTCAACTCAAAAAGTACACTCTTAGAGAACTCTTTGATTGTTCTCTCAAGAATGAGGAACAAACGACGGACGTTGATACGATCGAATGCAGAAGGACTGCGAAGAGCAGTTTTGTCTCCGAAAAGAACAATACCTTGACCGGGGAATGAAACGATAGGATTGATACGCTTTCCATAAAGTTCATCTCTCTGTGCTTGATTAGGATTGTAAGCAATCTTAATCGCATTTCTCAAGTTACCTCTATTGAAACCAGCAGGTGAGAACCATGCTTCAGCAGTGTCAGCAGCATTTACACAAAGACCAGCAACATCAGCATCACATGGGATCCAACGATATGCATCATTAAATCTGTCATAGATGTACTTGTAGTTGTTTGAGAAAACAGCGTATGAAGAACTATCGCTGATTGCTTCAAAGAAGTCTACAACGTTTTCTGTTTGAGCAGAACCAGTAGAAGCACCAGATCCAAGAACGTCAGATTTTTGTGGTGAAACAAGAGTGATACAATCTTTTCTGGTATTAGAAAGGTTGATCAGTGAGTTTGCTTTTGCAAGACTTGAAGGACCAGTGAGGATATAATCAATCAACATGGTCTCAGTGTCAGAGAAGACATCGAGATATGTTTGAGTTTCATTTCCTACATTGTAATTCTGATAGTCAGTACCACCAGACAATGTATAAGACTTGGGTCCGTAGAGTTTGAAGACGCTTGCTGCAGTAGCAGAATCAGAAATATCTACACCATTAGTAGGTGTGTATACTGCAGTATCTTCGTAAGCAGTTACATAGATATACTTTGAACGACCTTTGATGACGTTCTTGAAGAAGTTACCTTCTCCTTCGGTAGTCTTAGCACCAGGTGCTTTTGAGACGAAAAGAATTTTTTCGAGGATTGTATTTGCTGTTCCGGTAACACCACCAGTTGCATCGATGATTGCGAAATGCATTTCATCATTAGCACCACTTTTTTCAGCAGCGAAAGGTGAAGTACCAGGGCGAGGTGCGATTGCACTCCACTTAATTAAACCAGCGACAGCAAACTGCTCGTCATACCAGCTAGCAACACCATCAACGTTTTCTGTGCTTACTGTTCCATCCTTGACGAACTTATCAGAACCAGCATCAAGAACAACAGCAACCTTTGTGGTGTCTCCGCTGTTATCTTCATATACAACACCAGTAGCAGTTCCGTCAGTAACTGCGTCTCCTTGTGAGAAGGCTACACCGTTAGCAAGTGTCAGAATTTGATCCGCACCAGCATCGATTGATACAACCTGAAGTGCATTACCCCATGTTCCGGGAGTTTTGGAAGCAAAATCATAGACTTGTGAACTGCCTTCAAAGTTAGCTTCGTAATCACCTAAGTTATTGATGTTTACTGATGCTGCACCTGTTGTGGTGGCGTTGGTTAAAAATCCAGCGGCAGAACTAGAAATTCTTGCTACTTGAAGATTGCCACCGTAGTTAAGAAACTCGGAAGCTGTAAACCAAAATTCGTAGTTGTCTCCGGTTGGCTTACCGAAAGTTGAAACGAGTTCTTTCTCGTTTGTGATTAATTTTGCAACGCCTACTTCGCCTTTCGTGAAAGGACCAGCAATAGCGCCGACGTTGGTAGATGTTTCTTGGAGACGTGAATTAGTAAAATCGCGCTCCTGAACAATAATACCTGGCGATGATTGAGATGCCATCTTTTACCTCTAAAGTTCAGATTTTATTCTGTGATTATTTATGAAATCCTATGTTTCAACTGGGGAAACAATGCATGAACTACCAGTCTGGATAACCTATTTCAGTAAAACGATCTTTCTTTTTTCTAGTCTCCATAACTCTTTTAACAGTACAGTCTTTACATTCATAAGAGTATGCTGATAATGTTGATCTTCCTTTCCTAGTTCTATAAAAATCTGTGAGTAGATCTTTGACTTTACTACAAGATCTGCATTTCCTTTCTTTGAATAGGAGATGTTCTAATTGAAACTCCTCCTCAAAGTCCATTAGTTATAAGAACCCATGTAAGTAAATTCTGATGACACATCACCATACTCATCCAAGAACCAACGATCTCCATCTTTATCTACAAAACTTTCTTGATCTTCCAGACCATCAGAAATAAATCCGAAGGGTGACATATCTTGATCAATTTGATTTTTTTGTTCATCATAAATTCTTTGGCGAACATCATTGTCCGTCATCTCTTTAAAGTAATCTTGTACTGCTAACCAGCAGAAGATAACCAGACACATTGCAAGGTCATCATGACATCCTTCTTCTGCTTCAAATGATTGACTTTTTTGAATGAACGTAGTAAGTTCACTGATAGTATCGTAATCTGGGATGACTAGTTTATCATCTTCAATAAAAGTTTTTAAGTTTAGACATCCAACCTTCTTCACGGTCTTAGACATCTTGACACCTAGTTGTGTTTTCTTTCCAGAAAATCCTGTACCTACAATTTGTCCTGCTCGCCCTCTCATGGCACACATTAAAATATTGTCATACTCCAAATCAAAATGCATCATCGATGCTATCTGATCTCCAATATCATTTACTTCCGTTAAAACATATGCCCTATTATATCCCTTTGCCATATCAGTGATAACGGTTGGGAACATCATAGGTTTGATTTCGTTATTTTTATAACGTGCTACCAACCTGTAAGGGAACTTTGTAATGTCAAAAACCAAAAATGCGCTATAATCACTGCCCACACCACGGGCAACGTCAACAGTAATAATATAATCGTGTTCTTTTTTCGGGTTCTCATAAACTACTAATCCTTTTCCGTTATCGGCAATAGGATCATCATACACCATTGTTCGCAGTTTGCTTGCTGCAATTAACGTATCTACAGATCCTAGGAACTCACACTCAAATTCTTGAGTGAACTGGCGTTGAGATGTATTAGCAATCGTTTGCTCTTTCCAGTTAGCATCTCTGCCAGGAACTTGACTCCAGTGTACTTCTGTAGTGATATATTCGTTCTTACCCCTCTCAGCATCATGCCAGAGCTTGTAGAACATATTCATCCCGTTAGGGGTGGAGATGATAATAACCTTGGTAGACTTACCAGAGGAGATCGTAGGGTATACTGAGGAGAAAAATTGCTCGGCAATGTGAGTTGGAACGAAAGCAAATTCGTCCAGGAAGATGATGTTGAATGACATACCTCGGACAGCAGAACTAGAAGTAGATGCTGCCATGATCTTAGAACCATTCTCAAGTTCTAGAGATCCTTTATTCCATGACACAATACCTTGCTGCATCCATTTAGGAAGGTTCTCGTAAGCAAGTTGCAACCTACCGAGAAGTTCTCTGGATGTACTTAGTTTGTTTGCTAGGATACCGATGTTGACATTATCATTAAAGATACAATAATGCAGCAGGTAAGAAACCACAGTGGTACTCTTACCAGTCTGACGTGGTAGTTTAGCAATGTTAAAACGATTACTATGGAACCTTTCAATCATCTCTTCTTGAAAGTCCCACATCTTAAATGGCACCAGACCCTCATCCAGTGACACAATCTTGATATAATTTTTAGTAAAGTAGACGGGATCGTCAGCACATTTCAACCACTCCTGAACTTGTTTGGGAGTGAAACTCATTTCCACGTTCGCCGCTTTTAGATTGGGCGAACCTTTATAAACTTTATCAGCCATTTATCAACAGTTCCAAGCTCTCAGTGATTTGTTGATCCTGCTATCGGGATCACTAGCAGTCTTCTTACTAGTTAGTTTCTTTTTCATGCCCTTCATTCGAGCGCAGAAGGATGCCCTCCTGGGATTTCCAACCTTTTTGCTTGGTGCTTTAAGGTCAGATCCAGGATTTTCCTTTTCATAAGATTTTCGTCCTTTAGCGTTAAGTCCTCCTGACTTACTTTTTCCTGACTTTTTTGTCCAGGCTGCTCCTTCTTGGGTGAGTTCAAATTCTTCTTTAGCAGTCCTCTCTGATTTTTTAAAAGCATCCTTGTCTGGATAGTCGGAGGATCCAGGTTTAGCAGGTGCTTCTCCACGTTTTCTTTTTGCGTGGATATTGGCATAAAGTCCACGTTTCGCTTCGCTTAGTTCTCTAAATTCTTTAAATGACTTCATGCCAGCAGGGAGGGTTTACTAGTTTATTTATGTGTTAACCTAAATGTGCAACAGATGTGGCATATAAATCACTAACACCATTTGCTACTTCAATGGTATCTGTTCTTTGCTTTTGAATTGTCAGTGGTCTATGAGGAGCAACATATACACTACCAAGTACATCACCACCAACATTCTTGACTGTCACTAGGTGAGCATTGCCACCATTGTGATTATGCTGAAGAAGAATTCTTTCCCCAGAGTCAATGTTGTTTGGTGTGTCTGACAGCACTGTTGATTCACCTAAAAGTTTTACTACGTTCATTGTTCTATAATTTTTAATTATTTATCTTCTAATTTATTTTTTGCTTGCTTCAACATCTTAGCAAGATCAGCAGTAGATCCTACAAACATAGTATTGTTAACTGTTGTTGGTCCTTTCTTTTCTTCCTGACCTAGATCTTTCATCTTCTTTTGAAGATCAGATAATTTATCAGTGATGTCAGCAACGTTCTTAATGCCCTGGAAGGCGACTTCATATGCTCTTGGGTGATTACTGCTCCTAGCAACGTCAAGCAACTCCTCAATGGCAACCTGACCCTTCTGAATGAGTTCATATAACTCACCACGGGCATACTTATAATCTGTCTCTATGTCAGCACTAGTAACATCAACCTTTTTGGGTTTAGGTTGCTCCTCTTCATCCATAGGAGTGATGTCAAAAACATCTTCCATGTTCTGTTGAAATTTATTGTCCATGATATATCATCCCCTCATTAAATCCGAAGTCATCATCTGGTTGTAGTAAAGCATCATCAGCAGCATTAATAACACCATCAGTGTTCTTATCTTCTAATGCTTTAGGAGTAACATTATACTCAAGTGCTCTACCATTAGTATTTCTATCACCAACAAAAGTAGTAGCAATAGACTTTCTAATGATATCATTAGCAGCAACAGGACCATACATAAAGGTCTTGACGCTAAATCTTAATGTATAATAAATGTATCTTCTGGTAGAATAATCACCTTCATAATCATCAGTAAAATCAATGCTTTCTAAGATGATTGGAATATCTCTTTTCTCATTCATTTCTGGAATGAGATTGACAGTCATGGTAAACTGTGGTTGAAAGAATGGTAAAATCTGTTCGATGATTTGAAGAGCATCATCTTGAGATTTTGCGATAGCGTTAAGTTCAAATCCGATAGTATAAGGAACTGGGAGATACTGCACCTTAGTAGTGGTTGTTTCGCCATCACCAACTGCTCGGTTCCTTTGAATAGGAGGAACTTTTCTTCCAGCATCATACTGCAAAGATGTCATCTCAAATGATAACCTAGGAACAGTAATAGTTACTTTCTTATCAAGATCAGGAGATTGCTGAAGTCTTGCTAAAAATTTCTGAACCGGTCCATACGCTAAAGGAACTTTCTGCTGAGTGACTAGATCACCATTAGCATCAAGGGTCTTTAGTTGAATGTTATTGAAAAGAGTACCAAAAGTGGTTACAGTCTTTCTAATAATTTGGTGATAAAAATAATTTCCTAACATTAAAAGCTACCAGTAAAATTGCCAAATTCGCCAAACGGATTTATTTCTGTGAAATCAAGAATGTCATCCGCTTCTGTTTCAAGTTCTCTATTTTCAGAGAAACTATCAGTCATATCGAGAGTATCAAATGAACCTACGGTCCATCGTGCATTTGAATCCGCACCAACAATTTCTTCATTTAAATCAAAATTGCCATTCATATAAGCAACTTTCAATGTCCTAGTACTAGGATCATATTCGGCTACTTTACCAACAATATTTGCTGGTGATGCATCAATTATAATAGTTGGATTCCATCCGGTGATACTTTCAATTTGATCGTTGGCATCATAAACAACATCTCCATATATGTATGATCCTGAAGGAGCATTAACGGCACTGACTACACCATTGGTGATCGCAGTTGTAGATGAAGTAATGAATGTTCCAGTGGGGGAATACCAAAATGCATTTGGAGCAGTTTCGTATTTTTCACCACCTGATGTGATAGTAATCGCACCAAGAACTCCAGATGAATCAGCGACTGCGGTTGCAGCAGCATCAAATCTAGTTCCAGAAACTTTTTCATCTTCAGTAAAGTATCCACTTCCGTTGAGGTTCAATAGAATTGGGAATACTCCAGATTCCATTTCAGTGTTATCAATAGAAGTAACGCCAGTATCAAAGATACTATCGCCATATTCAAAGACTTCACACGTCAACGTATATGTATATAGACTTCCTAATTGGTAGAAAGGTTTTTGGTTTTCTACATACTTGATTTCAAATACAGTTTCATTCAAAGGAAACCATACAAGATCTCCGTCATTAGGTCTTCCAGATACAATTTTATTTGTAGAGACATCTACAAAATCTTGCCACCTTCTTCTGGAAAGTGTAAGTGTTACTTCATCAGTTACTCGAAGACCAAACTTTGATAGCATGTCACCATTGCCACCAAAATTCTGAAAGTTTTCTAGATACATCTCAATGAGATAACTATCTTTAAACTGAGAATAGTAGATATCATTCCACAACTTATCTTCGTAGATCTGACGAGGAATGTAATAACATTCCAGACCATACATTTTGATCTGCTCGTCAACCAGATCCTGTACTAGGTTCTGTTCACCTGTAGTTCCTTGTGTAAAATATAAATTTCTAGTCATTTTATCCGATCATGTCTAGTGGTGGTTCTTCTGCTGCTAACCTAAATTCACCAAGAATTGTATCAATTTCTTGCTGTGCATCTTCATAGAACTCTCTACCGTTTAGAGTTGTTCCACCAGGCAGTTGGACATTTTTAAATTTGATAAGGTTTTGACCCCACTGTCTTTTAATAAGAGCAGTAAGATAACGCTTCATCCATACATCATTATATACTTCAGTAGCAGTTTCTGGATCTATCATCCTATAGCATTCAATCAAAATCATATCACCGCCATTCAACTGATCCCAATCAGTATCGAGATATAGTTTATTTTCTCTCTTATTAAATCTAATCGGTTTGAAGTTACCGATCACAAAATCAAGTGTTTCCAGATATTGCTTTACCATATAATAATTCAAGATTTCCATAGAACCAAAGTTATAGAAATCATTCAAAAATAACTGATACTTCATACTGAAGATATTTCCTGATACTGCTGATGAACTATTGTCATAAGCATATATGTTGGTTATTCCCAGAACATGGTTTGGTACAGTTATAAAATTATTTTGCTCCTTAAAATCCGAACCAGCAATTGCACCGTTCACTTTCGCGTCGGTAATCATCTGATCGGTTACTTCTAGTTTTAAAAATGTTTTGACGCTTCCATCAAAATGACGCTCTTGAAAGAACTGAATTGCATCATCTACGAGATCTTCAACTTGATCATCATCTACATTAATCTCTAATACTGGGAAACCTAATTTCCTCAGACAATAATCAATTAGCTCCTGGCGTGTCGAGGGTCTTGCCATGAATAAAAAATACCCTAGTTTCCTAAAGGTATTTATATTTGTATATTCTTACCTTATGATAAGGGATTACAGTCTACACATTCGGAATTCCAATCAGGATTCCTTTTTTGATATGCCACAAATTCATCATCATCATGAATAATTTTTCCTTGCTCATCACGAATTAGTTTGCCATCCATAGTATAAAAACATTTATCACCCAAATCTTCCCAATTTGGATCTTTCTCAACTTGATTTAAAAACCAATCTTTTACTGATGCAATATTATCAAAAACTCTTACTTGATCCTGAAACTCACACCACCATAAAAGTTTCTCTACAGGGATTTCTGTTTGTTCAGTATTTTCAAATTCTTCAGTGTCTTCGTCATCAAGCATTGCTTCAATCGTCATATAGGTATCTTCACCATGCTTATCTTCAATCTCTCTAATTACATCATAGAGAGGGATATCCGTAACAGAATTCATTTTTAGTATTACTAAATAAAACAACAACATATTATTTAGTTACTTTGAAGTGACTGAAATCTGTGTTATAATGTACTATAGTTTATTTAAAAAAAATGAGTATTCAACTTTGTCTTCTGGAGACCGGAGATACTGCTATTGGTGATATTCGAGAAGCAATTGATCCCGAGACAAATGTGTCATTGGGATATATCGTAACAAATCCATTTACAGTTGAGCATGTGATCAACAATGTAGTTAATGCTGATAAAAATCTATCCAGTCAGAATACATCTCCCGAAGGTGCATCATCAATTGCATTCTCGATTTGGGGTCCACTAGCTAGATCTAGAACTTTTAATTTTCATAAAGATTTTGTTAGAGTAATTTACGAACCATCAAATTTTCTTACTGAAAAATATATGGAAATTATTCAAAAATGGCAAGAAGAGAATACTGTAAGTGTTGAAGTAGATAATGCCCTGACTAATCTATCAGCAAGAATAAATCTTGCAGATGAGGCGGAAGGAAATACATCAGATGAAACTGTGAACTGAGGAATTTCAATGAGAAAAGATAAAATTTTAACCATTGGGCAAGAATTATTTCAAACAAATAAACCATTTGAAATTACTGAGTATGATAACTGCATAACTATAGATAATTATACTTATAACATAGATAAAATAGAGGAAACTTTACTTAAAATTCCTGCAACTAATTGTCATGAAATAAATGAAATTTTTTATTATGGGGAAAAAGAAACTGAATATGTAGGAACTCCTGGTATCACACAACCAGTAACTAAAGACTGGGTTCCTCATTACATTAATGATGTTTATACATGTCTCAGTGAAAAAGATTATTTAATTCCCAATCCTAATACTAGTCCTAATATTCTCAACAATCTCGTAGCATTTTCTGCCACCGAAGCAGTTCTTTTCTATGAAGAGATGGTTGTAGATAAAAGTTGTAATGTTCCTTCTCCTGCAGGGGGAGAATTCTTTAGTACATTATGTTTTGATGATGATACTGAAGATAATAAACTAGGTATTACATTCTTTGATTTTATTTTTGAAGGAAGAAAATATTCATGTCTTGATGATTTTTCTATCGAAGACGATGAGACTAGAGAACAAATTTTTGAAGTACTTAAAGACTTTGGGAGTGGACTTGGCGGATTAGAATTATATAATGAATTTACTGGATCCGAATGGTTTGAACCTACCGAATATATTGAATCAAAACGAAATAGATTAATTGCATTTAAAAGTAGTTATTTTCATATTAGGAATTTTAGTGAAGGTGAAAGATATACATTAAATACTTCTTTCATGGCACCCAAATATAATTAAATCTGATGACTTTAACTCTAGATAGTTTCAATAGATATACATCACAGGAATTAGCATTTCTAACTGAAATTAATGAAGAAGTAGAAATTAAACTTATCAAAGAAGGTGATATTAAGTATATTAGGGCAACGAATATACTAAAAAGACCTGATCAATTGGCAGAATTTTTATCTAAATTTCCTGCAGAGGACAGAAATAAAACAATTTTTGATGGTGGTTTCACTGAGAACACAAGTTCTGCTCCAGGATTCCAGCAATATATTAAAGATTTTTATTTTTCTTCGTGGAATAAATCCATATTTAATATTGGTAAAGACTACAAACTTTATAAGTATACTAAGTGTAAATTTGATAATTTTACTAATTGCTGTTATCCAGGAATGTTAGCATATGGAAAAAATTTTTTACCACATACAGATTCATTTGGAGTTGCTGCTAATGTTTATTTAACTGATGTGCCAAATACTTATACTTCTTTTTTTAGAATAAAAACTAAGAGTGGTAGATATATTCATAATGAATTTGACTTAAAATATGTTTCGAGAGAAGATGCAGACGATTTGAGGGAAAGATATCAAATATATTCTAATGAAGATACCTGGGAAGATTGGCAAGAATTTAAAGGTGATGCATTTTATGAAAGATATTTACAAATTCCTTCTGAATATAATTCAATGAATATGTATAAGGGTAATATTTGGCATAGTATCACATACAATTCAAAAAAATCTCCTTTACGATACTCTTTAGTTACTGCAGTAATTCCCCATATGGGACATTAAAAAAGGGGGCATATGCCCCCCATTTTTTTGGTTTTTTATACCAGGATCATGCCTGGGATTCTTGCCAGGTAACCCTTGCCGATACAGCAAATGCGTTCGCTGTAGAAACTCCGGTAGAGTCAACGATATTCGCTACGACTGTAAGAATATCAGGACCGTTAGGATAGGTGCCATCACCACCTAGAATGGAGTTACCCATGTCGGAGATAGCACTTAGATCATAGTCGGTTGATGTAGATTCTCCAACACCAGCACCAGCGGCGCGGAATGAAAGAATTGTAGAACCACCAGATACTGTTTCATTCGGACCATGCTTCACCAACTGACATAGTGAAGGTTCCTGAACATCCTGATAAGCATCTGTGCTTAACTGACCATTCAGTTTCAAACTAATCTCCGTTTCGTGTGTGGTGAGAATACCAACGGAAGCAAGTTTAAGTTGCATTCTGTTAATGATTTCTCTTTCACCAAGAGCACCTGTAATTGAAGAGTCAACTGAAGGAGCAAGTCTAATTGAGATAAGTGGAATATTCTGTGGAATTGGGTTATCAGCACCATCTGGAGCACCAACTGACATTGTTGTGCCATTAGGAACAACGATACATCCATTAGATCCGCAAAGATTTCTTTGGATATTATCAGTATGGTATCTGTTGAAGACTGATTGAGTTCCTTCAAAATATTGAATATAAACTTGATGGAAGCTTCCAGATGTTCTAGTTCTTGTATCAATAGCACGACCATCAATGAAGTAACCAGTAGCAATGCTGTTATTATAAATCAGAGTGTTAACAGGAAGATTTGCAGCATCTCCTGAAGGGAAGTAAAGAACTAAGAAATATGTTCTGTAGTAGTTACTTCCTTGATATCTCTCCGAAGTAATAGCAGAGTTCGCGGTAGTATTAATGTTAGATGAAGATTCGTTCGTGAACTTCTGGACGTTTCCTGAAGCAGTAAACAAATACGCATCATCATTCTGGAACATACCATCCATGATAACTGAAGTACCCCAGTGGAACAGAGTTCCAACATAACTTGGATTACTTGTATTTTCGATCTCATAACGTGCAGGCAGGTTACCTGAACGGAAGTAAGATTCAGTTAATCGGTTGTTATGCTTGAATTCATGGACATACTTAACATGACCGTTCTGATCCTTAAATCCGAAACGGATCTTACCAGCACCGTACCAGGAGTAATCCATGTAGCACATCTGGATCTTAGTGATATCCAAGTTAAATCCTGATGGACCATAACCATCTACTTTATCAATATTCCAGTCACTCTGCCCTGCCCTTGTATCAAGTGTCTTGGTACAAATAACGTTAGTGGCATCAACACCTCTATATGCAGGTTGGATGGTAATCTGAGTGTTGTTAGTAACTTTAACAACTTTATATGACATACCACGAACAACAATATACTCTCCTGTAACCAGTTCGGAAAGGAATTTTGTATTAGTTCCAGTGATGATATTGGTATTTTTTTGTACCGTAACTGTTCCTGGAAGTTGAAGAACAGAACTTCTTCTTACACAGTTAAGTGTAGCTCCATCAAATTCATAGAAGAAACCATTCTGATCATCAAACATACCTGCGCGAATGTGGCAACCATCCCAAGAAAGGACTTGTGCTTGTGGGAACCCACCTGAACTATTTCTAGCTGGTTCTGTATCCAGGAGATACTTGAAGTCGTAATCACTACTGATTTCAGTAACTTGACTTGAAATATTCCAAGCACTATCATCAGATTTGATAATCTTAATTTCAAGATCAGCACTTAAATTATGTGGTTTAGATGTTGTTACAACACCTTCAATAATTCTACTATAAGTTAAAGATTCGGCTGAGAGTGGTGAAGTTGTATCTGAGGTAATTCTAAAAGTAGTAGAATTAAGAATTTCGATAATTCTAGTTCCATCGGGAATACCTGTTCCCGAAATTCCCATGTTTTTCAGTAAGGTGGAAGTGTCAGCAACAGTCAGAATTTCAGAATCTTGAGCTGCAGTTGTCGCAATTATTTGAGTAGTTCCTCTCGTTGTATATGAAAGATCCAGAACAGGAATCAACGGAATAAAGTTGATCGCGTATGAAGTCTGAATACCTTTACCTGACTGATAACGGAAGTACTTACGAGTCTGTCTAGAAATTTTAGAGTTGGGTGACTTAGAAGTACCAATTTCCATACCGCCGTCAAATGGTCTATGCAAGAAGAAACCGTCAGGACGTACATATATGTAAGAAGGAATCAGATAGACAATACTTGAACCAGTAAAATCAATTGCATCTTCAACAAGAAGATTCAAGTCATCTTGAATAGCAGTAATAACTGCTTCTTTAACTACACCTGGAGTTGTAGTAGGATCTACTATTCTAATAATATCACCAATTTTGAAGAATCTCTCGAAGGAAGTTCCTGTTCCAACAATTGCTCTTGATCCAGATACAACCTCAATATCACCAACACCAGTTACTTCACCCGAAAGATTGTTACTAACAAGTCTGTGATTACCAACACCGGCACCAGTAAGAGAAATAGCAACAGGTGATGCTGCAGTCGCATCTGCTTCGGTGGCAGCAAGTTGAATGAAATTATGATCTAGAGTAATTACATAGTAATCTACATTGTTGGTTAATCCAGTAACCTCGGTTCCTCCAACAGTATCATAGATAACTCTAGTTCCTGTTGAGAAGAAGTGATTTGGAATATTGATACTATCATCTGAAGTATTAATACTTGCAGAAGAATCAAATCCTTTTGATGTAGGTGGAATTTTGAATGGAATTGTAACTTCCAATTCATTCTCACTAACCGCTTTAGTAGTCGTATACGAACCATCAACTACGCCAAAAGCAGCAGTAGTATTTTCAAACGTATGATTACCTACTCCATTATCAGTTAAGTCAATAGTTGACCCACCTTGAGTTGAAGACAATGTAAATCTATTTGCATTAATAGGATACACATAATATGAATTGCCACTAACTAAAGGATTAACTACTGTTCCTGTAGTTTCATATTTTACAAGTTCACCAGAAGAGAATTGGTTATCTGCAATATAGAAAGAGTTTCTGGTTGGGTTTGTAATAATAGCAGTGAATGTAGTTACACCAGTAGCACCAGCAAGTCTTAGTGCTGACGCTCCAGTTGATGTCTTAATTCTAAATCTATCATTACTAATTTTTTCAACATAGTAAGTACCAGAAGTGAACGAAGTTCTCTGACTGTTACCAGTTTCTTGATTATAGTAATGAACGGCACCCGTTGTTGTGATTACAACTGGATCATTTGTGGTGAAACCATGGTCTTCCTTGTAGAAAGAATCATTAGTAGATGTATTTCTCTTAAGAAGAACAATATATGCGTTGGTATTACCATCAGAATTAATACCACGGAAATCGGTAGTTGGAGAACTATCGTAACCTGCTTGTCTATACCAGAAGTAGTAGTTATTACCGCGCAGACGGAATTGGTAATCACTCTCATCCTGCATGTAAATGTTATCAGTCCAGTATGTTTTAGCGTTTCTTCCGCTATATCCACCTACGGTATAACCATAGCTATAGTTACCATTATTGTCTCCATTAACACCTTGGTTTTCATGATCAGTCAAGAAATCATAGTTTCCTTGCCATTGTGTATTACCAAGAGGAAGAGATTGGAGTTCATCTCCATAAGTTTTCCATCTAGTGCCCCAGTTATTCCAGTGTGCTTTATATCTATATCTGGTAGGATGACCTGAGCTAATGCCAGCTCCATATCTACTTGTTGAGAAGAACGCAGTAATATCCCACGGTGTTCCTCCTAAACCATAGGTTCCATTGTTTACAGCAAAATCATATCCAGAATAAGTGTTTCTGTTGGTACGATAGAAAGTACGATAGTAAACATACCAATTCTGGTTTGGCATATATTCACTTTGAATGTTATAAACAAGTCCTAAATTATGAGCACCCTGATCAAAACTACCGCCAGTAGAAAGATTAACGGTGTAATTCATTCTCTGACTATGATTTAATTTAAAGGTGTCATTTGACAGTCTTTCAATATAATAAACCTGCATTCTGGACAGACCACCTATTGGTAAATCACCAGGATTAGGATAGTATAATACTGCTGCTTTATTATGGAAACCATGACCGATCATGGTAATAGTGTCAGTTCCATAATTAACATCAGATTCTGGGAACCTCTTGGTATAAGTTGATTCGTAGTTATAAGGAACTCTTTGAGTAGGATCCTCATCATTAGCAATATTAGCTTGGTCTGCATCATCAGCAATGGGTCTACCATCTGGAGCATTTGTTTCAATCAGCGGAATCTCAAGGATTTTTGGTGAAACCGTATTTACGAAGTAGAAATTTGTATTATCCGCAAATCCATGTTCTGCCCTAGTTGTAAGAAGAACTTTAGTATTTGATGCAAATTCTAATGCAAGGGTGCCACCCATTCCATTGTGATTTGTGCAATGGTAGTGTAGTGTATTATATGAAGGTGAAGTTGTAGTAATAAATACTCTAGTATATGCTCCTGCACTTCCTGGAGTTCCTACACTATAAACATACTGAGTTAATGCAGTTCCTGCACCATCTGCCTGATCGTTGAAAGCAATTGGATGAGTAGCATTGCTAGCATCAGATTGATCAAAGATATATACAGCATTCCTGCTCAAAGAGAAATTTGGATCCAGATAATCATTTAAGAAATACTTATTACCACCAGCAGCAACACCATTATTTGCAGCAGTTTCTAGCGTATAATCTACTGCAGCACCAGTAATTGTAATTACTTCTTCAGCATCATAAGCACCAGTAACAGCAATAACAGTAAGTGTTGAACCATCTACTTTAGCAATAGTTCCTGCAGTACCAGTTGATTGACCTGAAACTGGTTGACCAACTACAACATCAATGTCAAAAGGTGTAGTCGATGTAAGAAGAGTAGTAGCTTTTACTGTAACTCTTTTGGTGAAAAGATCAGCTGTAATACCTTTGGTTGTATCCAGATTTACTTGAGCACCTTGGAAAAACTTACCAGGAATAATAGAAGTATAAGTTCCTTGAAGTTCTTTTGTTTCAGATTGAGCAGCTCTACCTTTATATGTAAATGTTTCGTTAGATGGAACTGATTGAATTAGGTATGAACCTTCAGCAGATAGTGAAGAAAGACCAGTTACAGTAATTGGAACACCAGTTACTAAACCATGCTCAAATTCACATGTTACTGTGATAATCTCACTACCATCTGTTGCTTCTACCTTAGTAATGAATGGGATTGTAGTATCAGCAGTAGACGCATAGAATGAAGGAATATTATTAATAGTCTGAATGGTTTCCCACTTAGAAGCCTGAGGACCATACTCAAAGTCGGTATCAATCAGGTTTTCTGGATTTGAAACTCTAAATTTAGAGACAGCATCAACATAAGTTTCTGATGGTTCAATAGCTACATAATCTTTCTCATAAAAGATTTGTAACTCGTCCTCGGCGGACATTGATGAACAATCATAACGCAATACAAAAACAGATTCTTCAGTTACTTCATCATATGTCCTAGAAACTAGTCCTAGAAATGCATCAGCAAAATTGTAGATGTTGACGTTATCGGTAATATTCGTTACAAGAAGCAAACGCTTACTTGGAATATTGCCTTTTATTCTGATCGTATTGGTATTCGGATCAAAAGTATAATAGGTAATTAATTTCTTTGCCATTTGTTAAATCCTTTCGGTTATGTTTATATACGTCTAATCAAAGACCAAATGCTACGGACATAGCGACTGATCCCTGCCTAGTAGCGAGTTCGGTTCCCCCAGCTTTCACACCATCGTGAACAACAGCAGTGTTTTTTGTAGTATCAACTGTGATTTCACCTTCTGCACCAGTAAAAGTCTGATGTTGGGCAGTTGTCCCTCTTCTGAATTGAACTTGAGTAGTCATTTTCTATGCTAGAGATTTTCTTCTTTTATTTATACAAATTATTATATTATCGTACCAAATACTCTGGAAGGACTAAAGAGCTTGAGAACAGGAATTGCATCTCCACTAAGATTAATCTTAAGTGTTCCTGGTCTAGTAATTCTAGTAATACTACCTGGATTTGTTCCGCTGAATGTGAATAGATTTGTGGAAACTACTTCACCTTGCTGTCCAATTTGGGTCTCATCATAATCAATTGCTCTAGCAATAGTTGATCCACTGAGACCGAATAGAGAACCTGAACCAGTATAATGATCTGTTTGCTTCTCAACTGCCTTACCATTTGAAGCAATATATCCGAATTCGGATGAGGTTCTGGTAAGTTTAATATCAGATGCTTCACCTGAGATTGTTGCTGATCCTTCAGTATCGTAATTCCCTTTAGTGAAGGATTCTGTAGCGCCATTGCGGAATTCAAAGAGAGTAGTATTCTCAACATCAATTGTTCTAGATTCTGCTGCTCCTCCGAAGGTTGAAAGTGTACCTTCACCAGCGAAACTGAGAGCAATGACTGGAACAACTGTATCGTTAAGAACAGTTGCAGTTCCAGAACCAGCAAATCCTCTTGCTCTTATAGAAGTAGCATTGCCATTAAATTCATATAGGAATGTTTCTTCATCAGGATTAAATCCGACAACTTCAGCGCCACCACCAAGTGTAGAAAGTGAACCTTGACCTTCGTAAGGTCTGGAGAAGGCACTGTTAGCATTTCCAGTAATAGTTGCTGAACCGGAACCAATAGAAATTCTGCTTCTGGAATCTGAACTATCACCAGTAATCTCAAACAGACCAGTCTCAAGATCAGGTGAGATAACACTTGCTTCTGATGCACCATTAAATCCGAATAGCGAACCTTCGCCAGCAAAAGATCTATCTCTAACAATATTAGCATCACCAATAAAGTTAAACAGACCAGTAGATTCTTCATCTACTGTTACCGCTTCGGCAGCACCATTAAATCCGAAGAGCGAACCTTCGCCAGCATAAGGTCTTGCAAAGGCTTCATCCAGATTGTCGCTGATAGTAACATTACCTTCAGCAATGGTAGACCTGACGAATGCATTTGCTTCTCCACCAGAAGACTTGAATAGGACAGTACTCTCTCCGAGAGAAATTGCTCTACTTTCTCCAGCACCACTTAAGGCAGAAAGTGATCCAGATCCACTGTAGTGATCTGTTTGTCTTTCTGTGAGAGTTCCATTAACAGATGTGGATCCTTCTCCTACATAATCGCGAGATCTTGATGGTGCTGCAGAACCAGAAGGTATGAATAAAACTGTAGATTGTGGTGGTTCAATGACAGCAGATTCTGCTCCCGATCCAAATCCGAAGAGTGATCCAGAACCAATATGTAACAGCGAGAATAGAACGAGTGGAGTACCACTTGCCTTGAATAGAACTGTATCTGTTGATGGATTAAATCCACGGATTTCTGTGGATCCATTGATAGCAAATAGTGATCCACTACCATTGTGAATAATAGTGCGAACAGGAACTGCTTCGCCATAAATCTTAGCACTTTCACCTTCAGGGTTAGTGAAGATGTTAAATCTAAGTTGAAGTCCAGGAGTACCGGAAAGTCTGGGTGAACCATCAGGACGTGATGTCCATGCCGGGTTCCATTTAGAAGCAGATTTGCCACTAAATGTGAAGAGATTTGTTGTCTCATCACCCCTGAGGATAATAGTTCTTGCTTCAGCAGATCCAGAAAATCCTTTGAGACCACCAGATGTTCCTGGATCTCTATCATCACCATAATATCCATAAACATTAACTTTTTGAGATACTGATATACCAGCAACAGTTGCTGATCCACCGATCTTGCCATATACGGAATTAACATAACGTGGTGATGGTCTATACTGTCTCCACTCAAATCCTTCATTAGGAGTAAGAATTTTGAAGCTGACATTGGTTTTATTACCAACATAAGATCCACGGAAGAATTCACCACAAACACCCTTAAGGGTAATTGGAGATTCAAAGGCACGTCCTCTCCAATGTGGACGGAATCTAACAGCGGCGTTGGGAGCGAGGGGAGTATCTTCTGGATATTTGATGGTTCCAGATCCAACCCAATTCTCAATATGCTTCTCAACTGCGCCACCACGCATCTTGAGGAGGAAGGTTTCTTCAGGTGTCTGCCAGATTGCTGCCTCAGCAGCATTACCGATACCAAACAGAGATCCGCCACCGACGTGAGAATTAATCTCTCTCTTCTTAGCAACACCAGTAATTCTAAAGAGACCGAATGGATTTTCTTCTCCAGGAAGAATAACCAGATCACCATGATCAACAGTGGGTGGTAGATATGCATCACCAATAGATCCAAGATTATCAGTTGTAGTGGCATTATCAGTAATGGATCCATACTGATCGGTTCCAAATCCTTCAACAATGGATGTTGTATTATATGAGAATATTGCCTTCTCAATTTGCTCTCCGATATGGAACAGCGAACCAGAACCAGCGTAGTTGCCCTTAGTAAATCTTTCTGTAAGGTTACCAGTAAAGTTGAACAGTACTGTGGTTTCTGTATAATCATCTGTTCTGCTTTCAATTCCACCATTGAATGAGAATAGTGAACCACTACCAATTTTAGTAAAGCACTGCTGCCACTTATCAATGGAATTGCCAGTAATGTTAAACAGACCGAATGGTTGTGTAGTTTCAGTAATTACTAACTGACCATCATCAACCTCACCTTCAGTTACAATTCCATCAACTGCACCGTAGTCAATATTCGAGGTTGCACTTGATGTGATAGATTGATAATCTTCAGAAGTTTCAACAGTTGTTATCGAAGAATTATTATATGAGAATACTGCCTTCTCAATTCTATCTCCAATGTGGAACAGTGAACCAGAACCAACAAAGTCTCTAGACCTTGGTGTCTCAGCATCACCAGTAAACGAAATTGTTCCAAGTGCAATATCATTCGATGAAACTTTTTCAATAAGTTCACCGGAAATATTAATATTACCTTTACCACTGTAAGGTCCGCGAATGAACTGAGATTCAGCAATACCCTGGAATTCAAATAATCCAGTGAGGGGGTATTCAGTTTCAGTAATTACTAACTGACCAGCATCAACTTCACCTTCAGTTACAATTCCGTCGATTGCACCGTAATCAATTGATGTTCCTGATGCATTAGTAACAGAACCATAATCTCCACCATAAATGAACTCTGCAATTGATGATTGACTATAGACAACCGTCGCTCTCTCAATCTTAGTGCCATGATTGAAGAGTGAACCAACACCAACATATGATTTTGATCTGAATGTATCTCCATTACCACTGAGTTTTCCTTGTTCGTAAGGACGAGCTCTCCAATGTGGAGAGAACCTAAAGTCGGCAGGATCTTGCTGTTCGTTGAAGATCCTAATAATTCCTTGTCTGGCATTATAAGGTCCACGAATGAATTGAGATTCAGCAATACCTTGGAATTCAAATAATCCAGTAAGAGGATATTCAGTTTCAGTAATTACTAACTGACCAGCATCAACTTCACCGCCTGTTACAATTGCATTAATCGCACCGTAATCAATTGATGTTCCTGATGCATTAGTAACAGAACCATAATCTCCACCTGGAGAGAACTCAACAATAGATGCTGAATTATAATCAACCGTTGCTCTTTCAGTTTTAACTCCATGACTGAACAGTGAACCAGATGCAATGAATGGTCTGGACTGAGCATAAGTATTGAACTCTCCGTCTGGACCATTGCTGATCTTCGGAGTGCCGAGAAGATGACGAGATCTCCAATGAGGAACAAATCTGAAGTCTGCGGGATCTTGCTGATCGTTGAAGATCCTAATAGCAGGACTATTTCTATTCCAAATAAATTTAGGGAAGAATTTCTCAGTTGAAGAACCTGTAATAGAGAAAAGTCTACCTAAAGGATTATTATCATCGGGATCAGTTATTACAATGCCGTTATCAATTGAGTTCGCAGCATCATAAGATTGATTTACAGAACCGTAATCAACTACTGAAGATGCAGAAGTTGTGATACTTTCAGCATCCGTAAATGTGAAGGATTCTGTAATCGATGAGATATTATATGAATAAGTAGTTCTTTCAATTCGATCACCAATATTAAAGAGTGATCCAGAACCAATGAAAGGTCTACTGAAACTATTAGCATCTTCACCAGAAGTATTAAAGAGAACAGTTGATTCACCAGCCTGAGAAGTGAACTGAAGATTACTATATCCACCGGTAATTCTAATCTCAGCAGTAGCACCGAGATATGCTTTTGGAGTGGAGTGAGCAATGTCACCACCAGTAACTTCAAATAGTCTTCCAAATGGTTGTATGGTATATGGTACTAATACCTGACCATAACTTGTTTCTCCGACAGAAGGTTGAGTAACTTGACCATAATCAGATGTAGATCCAGCGGAAGATAGTGATCCATTATCAGTAGGATCTTGTACTATCTCAATAGAACTATCATTATAATCAAATACTGCTCTCTCATCATTTTGACCAACATTGAATAGAGTGCCACCACCAAAATAAGTTCCTTTGACTGAGATGATGGAAGACATTCCAGCACCAAACTTAATAAATTCACCTTGACTTGCTTCCTGTGGGCGATGACCATAAACATAAACTTGTGGAGATGGTTCTGCAAACTGAACCGTAGCACTACCGCGAACGAAAACAGTATCAGTTTTAAGATTAGGAGTTACAATATTTACATTAGCTGTATTCAGTGTAGGAACAAATTGAATAGATCTTATGCCAACATTATCAAATGTTCCAGATCCAAATTGACGTAACTTAAACTCTTGTCCGGCATTTCTAGCTTCTGGTGGTATAGTAGAAAATACTTTCTTCCAATCATCAGGTTCATTGGAATCTGTGAGTACTTCAATAGGACGGAAAGTATTTCCATCTCTCCAATAGAAGACGAGATCGTCTGCACTTTCTGGACTATTTCCTCCATTACTATTATTGCCAGCAATAAGATCAAATATAAATTCAGATAGTTCTGAAGCATCAGCTACCCAAGTTAATTCTCTGTACTCATTAACATTAGAAGTGCCGAATCTAAAATACTTAGTTCCTGTGCCTGAATTAAATCCGCCAGTAGATCCTGATCCAGTGCCAGAGTTTTCAACTGCAACATGAGTGAGACTTGCACTATAATTAGATACTAACTCATCTGGAAGAACTGTAACAAATCCTGAATTTGTATCAGCATTTCTTAATGCTACTTGTTTTATGCCATATTCATCTTGCGAGAAATATAATCTGAGACTGAATATAACACCAGAAACTCTGAATTCACTTGGAACTGGGATACTTCTTTCGCTAACACCATCAGTTGCTACTTCCAGACCAACAAAATTTTGTTCGCCAGGGAATACTACATCAGTTACTTGAGTTAATCCTGTCTTAGTAAAGTAATAATCTAAACTATCTGGACTTATATTGTTTTCATTTCCACCGTTACTATCATTACCTCTGATACCACTAACAGTTATATGAGTTACATTAGTGAGATCAAATGCCCATAATGCCTGGGCTATGCCATTGCTTCTGCCATCAACTTTGTAATGGGGTCCAATATTGAATCCACCAGTAGATCCAAATCCCATCCCCCCATTTTTATACTGATAAGAAGATGAAGAAGCGAAATCACTTGTTACATCTACATCAGGACCGATGTTTACAAAAGCATATGAATTTTCATAAGATGCAGTATAATCATCTGCTTGTCTTACCGTAGCAGAACCATTAACTTTAATTGCTCCGAACCTAGCAAAATTAGTATTAAATCCGCCGTAACTTAGTTCGCCAGCATCTGCAGGACTGAGAATTGGTCCGTAATTTTCTGTAGTTCCAGCAGATTGATTAATTGTTTGATAATCTTCTAATTGAAGAGACTGATATTCCGATCCTACTGTCTGAGTATCATACGCGAATATTGCCCTTTCATCTTTTTGTCCGATTTCAAATAGCGATCCAGAACCACTATAAGGTCTACTGAATGCATCAGGAATAGTCGAGTTAAATATTCTAGCACCACCACGCCCTCTCCAGTGCGGCAGGAAGGCAAAGTCACTTGATTGACCGGCATTTACTACTGCCTGACCTTTATAGGTCTTAATGCGCCCAGAACCAACTTCTCCGTAAGTTCTAGCATGAGCACTATCACCTCCGGTAATCTTGAATAGACCTGTAAGAGGATATGTGGTCTGATCAATTAATACTTGACCGTTATCAAATTCTCCTGCTGTTGCTTGCTCTGAAGTTTGACCGTAGTCAATATTACTAGAATTTGTCGGTAAATTGACAGATCCATTATCTGTCCCAATTGAATATTCTACTACAGAACCTGGATTATAATCATAAACTTTACTTTCCAATCCACCGGAAAGATCAAATAATGATCCACTTCCATAATATGTGGTGCGAGTAAATGAGTCTCCATCGCCTCCACTAATGGTTAAACCAATAACATCTTTTCTGACAAATTGTCCTGTTGCCTGATCCAATCCGACAACATAAATTTGAACGGATGGTTGATCAAATTGCTCACTGCCTGTTGAGATGAGTGAGAATGATCCAGAACCAGTATATGAACTAAACCTATTACTTGTAACTTCAACTCCTCTAATTTTTAGAGGACCGAAAGGTGTTCCTTGTCCGGTTAATATATCACCATTGTCGAATTCTCCTTCATCGACAATATTGTCTATCTGACCATATGCAATAGAAGAACCTACGGCAGTGGTGACTTGTCCATAGTCAGCATCACTACCATAGGTCTTAATTGATTCGTTTGTGAATTCAAAAGTACTGCTAACATCAGCAGAACCAGATACACGTAAGGATCCAGAACCTCCAATATAAGGAGCAACAATTCTTTCTAGACCATTAGCAATTTCAAATAATGTCCCGGAACCAGTCCAAGCTTGCTTTCTAATAACAATTGCCTTCTCTCTAAGGACAATTGTATTTGGCTTAGCAATAAAGACTACAGAAGCAGATTCTTCTTCTACACCACCCAGATTTATACTTCCATATGGATATGTAGTTTCAGTGAATACAATCAAATTATATTCTTCAGATGCTAATACATCATTGACAATAAAGTCACTTCCAGTTTCGAGGATGAACTCATTGTTTATAACACCTTCTGTGCCATCTTCAATAATGAGATCAAAAAAGTTTGTGCCACGATCAATCGAGGATGTTGGAGCATCATTGATGCTTCCTAAATCCGTACTATCAAAATATTCAATTGATGTTGAATCGTAGCGAAATGTATTCATTAATGTTTTTTGCCATTAAAAGGGGGGACATAATCCCCCCACAAAAATACATAATAAAAAGTTGTATACTATATATCAGTCGAGGCTGACGTTCAATGTGATCTTGATTTGGTCACCGTTGTTCTGAATGGGGTATGGACCATTTGTAAATCTTTCAGCAAACATGATGCTGCTGTGAAGAGTTAGGTCTCCAGTTCCATCAAGAGCAGGAGTTGTACTAAAGCTGTTAGCATCATATACAGTATGAATTGTATATGTTCCGGTAGTAGTACCAGAATTAGTAGATCCTTGAGCAATATAGATAACATCACCTGCAACTAAAGAATGAGCAGTAGCGTTAACTTTGCTGTATGATAGAGTGATTGAGGAATCAGTAGCAACCTGAATGTTATCAGTCAGAGCATTATTGATGTAAATAATTCTATTCAGAATGTCGATACCAATAATTTCAGTTGATGAAGGAACAGCATTGTTACCACCAACAACCATACCAACAGTAATATCGTCCATAACGTTAGCAACGTTTGGAAGAGTGATGAAGGTATTACCGATAACACCGATAGAAGGATCTGTATTATCACCCTTAGTGAGAACTGTACCAGCAGCAGCTGCGGCAGCATCAGTTACACCATGGATGGTGACAGGCATGTTGTTAGCACGAGCCAAGTAATATCCATAAACATTACCGGCAGCAGAAGTGAATGTGAATGTTTCTTCTGGGTATGTGGCAGTTGTTACTCCACCACTGAAGTTAATTGTTCCAGAAACCGTAGTGCTGTTAGCAACTGTAAGAACAATTGTTGAACCGTCTACTCTAGAGACTTTTGCTCCAGCACCAATACCAGTACCAGCGACAAGGTTACCTACGCTGATTGTGCCAGTTACGGAAGCAACTGAAATCGTGTATTCTCCAGAAGTTCCAGTACCAGTACCGGAAGCAATAGGATCACCAGCAGTTGCGATTGCCCAGCGATTACCATTCAAAAGAATTCCGTAACAAGCAGAATAATCTTGATCAGAGCGATTGTTGTTTACTAGTGGATATCCTGTGTTCCCTGCTGTGCCATATCCATTTGTATTACCATCAGCATAGGGCTCATAATAAGCAGTAAATGATGGTACATCACCTTCAGCAGGATCTGTATTTGACGTGAAAAGTTTTAGAACTAAATTTCTAGGGATTTCGTGAGTAGCGTTAAGCAGATATCTGAGTGATTCTAACTCACCAATATTTGGTACTAAAAGTGCCATTTAAAATGTTCCTCTCGGTTGATGTTAATTTATCTGTTTATATTTATAATTTTACTTTCAAAGCGATAGCAAAATTACTAATTGATACTGTAGTATTTATAACTTCAAATTGAATAATGTCTCCTGCATTTAAAGTAGTGGTCCACCCAGTCAAAGTGTCGTCACTATTTTTGTTAGTGGCGGCAAATTGTGGAGTATTACCACCACAAATTGATACCACATTAGGATAGTCATCAAATGTAGATTTTCTCAAATCCACATCCAATGTCCCATCTGCATCAGAAATTAAAATCCAAGATTCAATAACACCAGTAACATCAATTGATAAATAACCTTTGTTACCTGTAGTCATTGGTCGTGAACCATTGTCTACGACATAATTAATTGTTCTTGTCAGATCAGCAGTATTAGCAAGAGCAATGCCGAAAAACGGCACACTAGTGCTAGCGGGTGGTGTTGCAAATGTGATCTGATTTCCAGATACAGTATATCCAACTCCAGGTTGAAGAATAGTACTATCCACTGAAATAATCAATTGCTGATCATTCAATGGTTCATACGATGTGCCAGAAGTACTCAAATTAAACACTGTCTGAGCACCATCAAATTGCGAAGCAAGATCATCCAGAATTAAATTCTGGTATTGAACACCTTTTACTGGCGCTTCGTAATTTAGACCGATACTGTAAGGATCGGTCGCCGCCTGAGTTACAGTAAAATTTGTGGTATTAATTTCGTAATTCGGCACTATACTGTCACTCCTGGTGTTACTGTTGCAATTCCTTCAATAAATCTTGTTTTATTTCCAGACGCTGATGTCAGAACAATATCATAAACATATCTTCTTGGCTTCAATGTAGTTGTAACAGTATCCGATAAATCAATTCTAATTATACCACTACTTCTATTTACAAAAGTGACTGCAAAATCTGTTGCAGTACTGGTTGTGTAATAACTAGTCTTCAGTTTAGCAGCAGCAGTAAAACCTATAAGATTAACTGGTGCGCCATCCGAATTCTTGATAGTAAAGGTTGCTGAAAAATCAGTCCCCTGTTCTATCACTAAGTTAAGTGTAATTGCGGACATATACAAAAAAAGACCTTCCTTGTTATTTATAAGGAAGGTCAGTATTTATATTAGTCTACTTCTGGAGTTACTACTTCTGGTTCTACAGTTTCCTCGGGTGGTTCCATCAGATCGATTGCTTCAAGAGCACCTTTGAGTTTTAAAGCATGTTCTTTCTTTGCTTCGACTTGTGCTTGGAGATTTTTGATCTCTTCGATGGCACTATTGAATTGTTGTGTGAAATTTTCACGCAGTGTTGCTGCTTCCATGTGGTTCCTCAGTTTCAGTTGTTATTATACTACAATTTATTTAGTCTGTCAATCAGACTCTGTATGACAACTCAAATTCTATAATACAATTGGTTGAACCAATGGCAGAATTTTGTACTACTCCTCTAACATTATTATTTCCACATACTTGGAATACAACATAACTCGTACCAGAATCATTACTAATACCACAAGCTACTTGACCAGTATTGCTATAATCATTATCATGGAAATTGAAATTTTGACACGCCACACCACCAACAGTAACAAGATACCCACCGTTTTGATTACTATAATTAAATGGTAGTGGACCTAACCTCAGTAGATCATTAGGGGCAGTAAATGCTGGAGTGCCATTTAACTGAATAAATCCGTGA